TACCAGATGACGCCGAAGGATCAGAGATCGCACGGTGCATGACCGCTGAGAAGGTCATCTACCATTCGGGCCGTATTAGGGCCGCCGACCTGGTGAGCATCCCCGCCTTCGTTGAAGCTCGCGTGTACCTGGACGATGAAACCGCCGTTCCCGAGCCTACTGCCGATGATCTTGACTCGGAAGAACTCGTCACCGCTTCGGCATACACGATCACCATCCCCGACCTTCCCCCCGCCGATTGGTTCGATGAGCCGAAAGAGGCCCCCGAGATCGGCGCGATTACCGTGACCGACGATGGCAGGTTCTTCGGGTATCTCGCACCGAAGCAGGTCGCACACCGGGGTTACCGCGACAAGCGGGTCACGGTGCCGACTGGGAACGTCGATTACGGCATTTGGATGAACCGCGCGACGATGGTCGATGACGGAACCGGCGGTTACGCCAAGATCGCCACGGGGCCTATCACGATGGACTGCGGTCACGCCCCGATGGGGCCGAAGGGCTCGGCCAGGCGCGAGCACTACGACAACGCGTGCTCGGTTGTCGCTACGGCGCGTGTCGGCGAGAACTCGCGCGGCGTATGGATCTCCGGGGCGCTCATTCCGGGTGTCAATGCCGACCAGGTTGCCCGCATGATGGCGTGCCAGTTGTCAGGCGACTGGGGGCCGCACCGCGAGAAGCCCGGTAAACGCGAGCTTGCCGCCGCGCTGCTCGTCCCTGTGCCGGGGTTCCCGACACGAAGCCGGTCGTTCACGATCCAGGGCGGGGAACTCGCCCGCACTGTGACGCCGGTCCGATTCGGCACGTACGCGGGCGTAAACGAGCCTGTGGGGATGCGAGCGGCTGCCGACAGGATGGCCGCTCAGGTGGGCCGTGATCCTGAATCGAGAATGCGCGAGTTCGCTGTGAACTTGCGCAAGACCTTGAAAGGTGATGCATAGATGGGCTGTAACTGCGGAAAGAAGAAAGGCGGCGTATCGGTGTTCTCTACCGAGGAACAGGCGCGTATTGCCAAGCAACGGAACGTCACGGTCATGACTTCGGCGGGGTCTTCGAACGGTTCGAAAACGAAGACCAGTACGTCGGACAGTTAACAGCACTCGATTCAAAGGTGATTTCTAAGTTTCACCTGTGAATCGTGTGTAGAATCCGAGTATCCACTTCAATACACAGAGGGAACGCGATGTCAAAGGACAAAGAGGCGGGGCAGACCCTGCCGGACGGGGGCGACGAGCTTACCGCCGCATTGGCGGGTAAGTCCGAGGCCGAACTGTCCAACATGCGTGAAGACCTGGTTGCGGCGTTCGACGCCATCTACCAGGACGGCAAGGCGGATATCGACGCTGACGGCTTCGCGAAACTGGAAGTCATCAAGACGCAGATTCTCGCCGTCAACACCACTGCTGAAGAGGTCGCTACGACCAAGCAGGCGAACGCCGAGAGGGCCGCCGCTCTTCGTGAGGCCATCAAGCCCGCGAAGGTCGAGACTACCGAAGACGCAGGGGGCGGTACCGAAGCCGGGGATGACACTCCCGAGGTTACGGCTGTCGAAGAGCGTGAACTCGTGTCGGCGGGTATCGATGAGAAGGTGCTTACCGCTTCCATCACGACTGCTATCGGCGAGACCATGAAGGCGTTCGCCGGTGATTACCTCAAGCCGACGACTGACCTCAACCAGCGCGTTCGACTGGGCACCATTCAGCAGTACGCCCCGGACGCGAAGGTCCATGAGGCGCGCTCCGAAGCCGTCATCACTGCTTCGGCTGACATCCCCGGGTTCGCTCAGGGCGGTCGTCTCGACAACATCACCCAGCTGGGTGAGGCCATGCACCGACGCGCGAAGATGCTTCCGGTCGGTCGTACGGGCAACCCCGAAGCGGTTCCGGTCGCGTCCCTGGAGAGGGAGTTCACGTTCACGCTGAACAAGAACTCCTCGCCCGATGACGTGAACGAAGTACTCAAGGCCGCTGCCGACGAGGATGTTCTCGTGGCTGCTGGCGGATGGTGCGCGCCGAGCGAACTCTCTTACGATTTCTTCAACGTCGTCTGTGAAGACGGCATGATCGACCTGCCTACGGTCGGTCTCTCGCGCGGCGGCGTGCAGTACCCGACCTCGCCGAGCTTCGGCGACCTCGCTTCCGATCCGGGCATCGTCTGGACCTGGACCGAGGCCGACGACATCGAAGCGGTTGACAGCTCGTCTGTCTTCAAGCCGTGTGTGCGTGTCGAGTGCCCCACGTTCATCGACCGACGAGCCGACTGTGACGGTTTCTGTGTCACCGCCGGTAACCTGGTCGACTACGCCTATCCCGAACTGATTGCCAACTGGCTGCGGCTGGTCATGGCGATCCGTGCGAAGGCGACGAACGCCCGCATCATCGACCTGATGCTGAACGGCGGCGGTTCCGGCGACGCGATCGCCGCTTCCATCGCTGTCGATCACTCCGGTTTGCTCGGTGCGACCACGTCGGCGCTGCTCAGCTCGATCGAGCTGTCTGCCGTCGACTATCGCGAGAAGTTCTCCATGTGCTTCGATGCGATCCTTGAGGTTGTCATGCCTCGGTGGGCTCAGGCGGTTATCCGCGCTGACCTCGCGAACAGGGACGGCATCGACGTCTTCGGTGTCACGGACGGCATGATCGCCGACTGGTTCAACATCCGAGGCGTCCGCGTGCAGTTCGTCGGCGACTGGCAGGTGCGTTCGGGTACTGACCCGGGCGGCGCTACCCCGGCCACCGATTGGCCTGCGACGATGGATTACATGATCTACGCTCCGGGAACCTTCATTCGAGGCAACTCGATGTCGCTCGACCTGGGCGTTGTTCGTGACTCCGTTCTCAACAGCACCAACGACCACACGGCCGCCTGGGCTGAGGACTGTTACGCACTCCTGAAGCCCGGTCACGAGTCCCGCGTTGTCACGGTCGACATCTGCGGTTCGGGCGAGATCGGTGCCCGTTCCATCGTGTGCGGTTCCTAGTCATTCCCAAGGAAAAGAGAGGAGGTGAGCGGTTGTGAGTCGCGGAAGATTCCAGATCCCCAGTGACGCGCTGCCGTTCACTTCCCCTGCGTACGACCTGCTGACCACAGCGACACAGTTGACACTGACCGATAGCGCCCATTGGAAGATGGGCCTACAGTGGCAGTCGATGTGTCCGGACGCAGATGGTACGTACGGGGAATGCACTAGCCCGGATGGCACACCGGTTCCCGCTCCAAAATCGGAAACCTGGAATAGGCAGACTCGGGGGGCGACGCCGGTAACGGTGTACAGCCGTATCGACTGCGCTCCCGTAGCTGAATGGGACCAGCTCCCAGAGCAGAACCGGCTAGCGTTGCTTCGTTCTGAAGCCGCTGAACTCGAACGGATCATCTGGACGGGCGAAGCGGAGCAGGACAGCGGCAACGTTACTGTGTTTCCGCACCTTGCCGACGACGGTCCGACCGTGGTCGACGGGGACGATATCCTCCAGGTTGCCGCAACGGTGGTCACCGACATCCCGCAGACGATCGAAGTCGGTATCGGGATGCTGGAAGACGCCATGCGGGACTGCTACCACGGCGTAGCAACACTGCATGTACCGGTTCGACTAGGTGCGCTTATGGCGGAAGCGGTGCTTCTGGCACCGCGCGCTGGCGTCATGTACACGTCGTCGGTCGGTTCGAAAGTGGTGCTCGGGGAGTATCCGGGAACCGCTCCGGATGGGACGAGCACGGACGGGGTGACGTGGGTGTACGCCACGGGTGCGGTGTTCTTCCAGCGCGAGCCGGTGCCGCATACCTTCACGCCGGTCGAGTCGTTCGACCGTAACGTGAACACGCTCAGCATGATCGCTGAGCGAACCTATGTTGTCGGTTGGGATTGCTGCCTCTTGGCAATTCCGATCCTAAACGGAGAGGATGTGTCATCCTAAATGTCGGTTTGTGCAAATCCAATCCGTGGTGAGATCGTGCGGTTCACCCTGCTTGACCAGTGCGGTGTGCCCGTGACTGGCGACGGGTCCGCGCAGGTCACCACGGACGCATGGACGGAAATTACCGTATCGCCGAACTACGAAGACGGCACCCGTCTTCTCCAGCTGAAAGCCAACGGAGAACCGTGCGTCAACGAACAGGGCGCGTCATTCCTGAACTGGATTGACGAGGTGACGAACCTGTGTACTCTGGACGTCGACCTGATCGCCCTGGTTTTCGGGGAAGACCCGATCGTGTCCAATGCCGAAGCCGACTTCGTCGGTGTGCAGTTCGGTACCGGACTGCTGAACGCCAGGTTCTCCAAGGAAATTTGGCAGCCGGTAGCCGGTGAGGACGCTTGCGATTCCGAAGGCAATCAGCGTTGGATCTACTGGGCTTTCCCCCACGAGTACAACGCCCGTGTGGAAGAGCTGACATTCACGAACGACGTGTTCACCTTCGGTTTCGCGAGCATGTCCAAGCCCGCGTCTCCGCTGTGGGACATCGGCGATCCGTGGCTGTCCGATTCACCTGTCAGCACGTGGGAACCGGGGAAGCACTTCGCTTTTGCGATCACCACGGTTCAGCCTCCCGAGCCCGCTTGCGGCGCTGTGGAGATCTTCAGCTGATAGGGTGAATGGGCGGATGTAGCCCATCATGCCGGGGGAGTGCTTACCTAGTCACCGGGACTGCACTCCCCCACTCTTATGACGAAAGGACGACGATGCATGACGATGCCGAAAGGCCATTTCTCGGTACAGGGCACGGCCGCTCCGGAACGATGTGGACCGCGAAGTTCTTCACCAACATCGGCTTTCCCACGTACCATGAGCGGCAGTTCTCCCCGGTGCGCTCTCTCGAACTGACGCATTCCGAGGTGTCGTGGCTTGCAATGCCGTTCCTGTCTTCGCTTCCCGCCGGAACGAAGATTCTCCGCGTGGTGCGCAACCCGTACGATGCCGTAGCGTCGGGAATGCAAATGGGCTTCCAGCAACGGCCGGGGAAAACGTCGTTCGACCGATTCTTGGAGAAGCACCGGCCCGATATCGCTGAACCACCCGACAAGCTCACGCGCATCATCCGGTGGGTAGCGATGTGGGACTCCCCGATGGACGAGGTTACGCACGAGGTGATCCGGCCCGACGTTGACACGCTGGATCGGCTAGGTGAGGTTGTGGAGTACGTGACGGGCATATCCGTGCCGCAGGAATACACGGCGCGCGCGTGCCGCCAGCTTGGCAGTAAGATCAATACGAAGACAGTGAGAAAAGATCCGATCACACGTGAGGACATCGATGGGCACCCCGAAGGCTGGCGAATCAGGGAACGAGCAGAGCGGTTCGGGTATGCCTGAGATGCTGATACCGAAAACTTTTCAGTTCATCTGGATAGGCAAGCCGATGCCCGCGCATCTTCAGGAAAACATCGGGGCATGGGCGTCGATGCATCCCGACTGGGCTGTGAGACTGTGGACTGAGAGCAACCTCCTGAATCTCCGCAATCAAGTACTGTTCGACAATGCCGAAGACCTGGTTCCCGCCGATGCCGTCTGTCAGTTTCGTGCCGACCTCGCGCGGTATGAACTGTTGTACGACCACGGGGGGTTTTATTGCGATGTCGACACGCGGCCGCTCAAGCGCATCGATCCCGAGCTTGCAGGGCACGAGGTGTTCGCGGCGATGGAAGATCGCAATTGGGTCGGGAATACGTATCTAGGGTCAATTCCGGGCCATCCGATAATGCGTGAGATCATCGCTGCGATCCCCGGAAGCGTTAAGCGTAACCTGGGGCACCGTCCGAATGTGCTCACTGGCCCGAAGTTCTTGACTCCCATCTGGAAGCGTAACAGAGGGTATACTGCACCTAGCGAACGGTTCTTTCCGTATCTGTATTCAGAGGTTCGCAGCGGGAAAGTGCCGACCACATTCAGTGATGACGTAGTTGCGATCCATTCGTGGAATCATACCGCCGAAGTCATGGAACGACGAAAGGGCCGACGTGCTGTCACTAGATGAGCTATCCGAGCTTGACGGACTGATCCCCAGAGAAGTCGGCGAACACCTTCTCAAGCTCGCGGCGCGCGTGCCCGCCGATCAGGCGATCGTGGAACTGGGATCGTACCGGGGCAAGTCCACGTGCTATTTGGCGACCGGAGCCAGGCAGGGCAACGGCGCTCACGTGTACGCCGTTGACGCATGGAGCGAAGAAGTTTCCGCGTGGCGGCACAAGGTGCTCGAACGCCTCCCCTCTCCGCTGTATGCTGACTTTCGAGCGCAGCTGTCGAAGGCGGGATTCAACGACCAGCACGTGACTGCAATCAAGTCGCTGTCAACGATGGCAGGCGACCACTACGAAGGTCCGCCGGTCGGGCTGCTGTACATCGATGGGGACCATTCCCGCCGCGCTGCCATCGCCGACCTCCGCGCTTGGCGCTCGCATCTTGCCAAAGACGCACTAGTGGTCTTCGATGACTACGCCGTGACGCACAATCCCGGTGTCAAGGTGGCAGTCGAAGCGCTCACTGAATCTGGCGAGCTTGCCGACGTGCAGGAAGTCGTATCGCGCATCGCGGTATGCAAGCCCGGCAGGGTTCGTGGTGCGCGGAAACCGGGAGTAGGGAAATGAAGCACATTGAATACACACCGGCTGGATACTGGAACCGCAGATACCGTGAGGGTCGCACCTCCGGTGCAGGTTCCGAAGGCGAAGAGGGTGCGTACAAAGCCCGGTACGTCTCCGAATTCATCCGAGATAACGAAATCGCAAGCGTGATCGACTGGGGCTGCGGCGATGGGCAGGTCCTCGCACTGGTAGACCTGCACGGAGCGTTGTACCACGGCGTTGACTGCTCGCGTACGATTGTCGATCGGATGAGCCGCAAGTTCCCTGAACACTCTTTCAGCATCGATGAAGGCACACAACCCACTGCCGAACTGGCACTCAGCATGGATGTGCTGTTCCATCTGCCATCGGATCACGACTACATCGAATACCTGAATAGCCTCTTTGGGCGCGCTCGTAGATTCGTGGTCATCTACGCCACCAACTACGCCGGAGGTCGCACCGCTCGCCATGTCTTCCGGCGCGAGTTCACGCCTGACATTGCCGAGCGATTCCCCAAGTGGGAACTCAAGACCGTTGAGACGCC